GGGCCACGGGATCTGTGGATGGGCGCCCTCCTGGAAAATATTTATCGCCGGCGACTTGGATTAGTGGTTGATCTTTCACCTTAGACATATCAAGCCTTCTATCGATTGAGGTGTTTATTTTTTCAGATACAGAATCGCGGTCAGTACTTTTGGTTTTATAGGCGGTGATCGCTGATTTGAATATGTGTGTTTTTTGCACAAGCTGTCCATTAAAACACGCATCAGTGTTAAGCGCTTCGTTTATAAAATCATTAAAAAAACTATCCAAAAAAGCGGTAAGTGTAAAAACGGCCGATTTACGTTCATCCATTTGTTCTGATATCCATTCTCGAAAATAAGTCGTAGAAATGGGTAAATCACCCAAACTTATTGTTTTAGTTTCGGATGGCTTCTTTGGATTAACAATTTCAAGGGGCCCGAGGATCAATCTAAATTTGCGATATTGTTCCTGGAAACGATTCAATTCCAGTTTTTTATTATTTTCAATCTCTTTTCTATTTGCCACCTCTATTACACCTCGATTTTCGGTGTCGTGGTGCTTCACTTTATAGCCGTCGGCTCCGGCCAAGTCTTCGAGTTTTTTAATCTTGACTTGGTGTGCTTCTTCAATACCTTTCATGATAAGATCAACTATATCACTAACATAAAAGAAAGTAACATTATGTTGACCGGGACCGCCGAGGGTCAGATATTTTGAGTCCATTTCTGCCATTGTTTAATTTGTCCTGTTGTGTTTCTTTATTTTACGGCATATCTACATCTGAGCCGGCGATACCGGCAGGGTGGTCCTCCGCTCCCATTTCTTGGAGTCGCAACATAATCTCAGTTGGTCCCACTTCGTTTTCCGCATCCCCAATTATCTCACTCGCCATAGTCTCCGTGGCGACGGCGATCTCAGTATTATACTCATAGTCAAAATATGGACCTTTGTCATTAAACTCTTTAACTTGTTTATACGTAAGTGGGGCATAAAAAACAATATTATCATCAATCGCTCTTGTCATTAAATTAGAGAAAAACCTCTCTACGTCATCTGTGATTTCTTCATTTTGGTGCTCTCTTAATTTCTCATTAGATTTTTCATCGCAATATTTGTTGTAGACCTCTGTCTCATATTGTCGCATGACCGAATTCTGAACTGCTTTTTCTTCTGTGAAGATGTTGAAGTTAGCATCATCGTAGAAATCTTCTGAATAAGCCAAATAATTCAATGTAAAAGTAACTCGACCTAAATCATCAAAATCAAAAGAATGCATCGTAGGTTGAAGTTGAAGTGTGATATATGAGTTTTTAATTGCATCGCGCGCCTCGTCACTCAATGTTGAAGTAGATGTGGGGAGGGCCCATCCGACAACCGCTTTAAGGCGAAAATTCAACTTATCCAGATTATTGAAGACTTCTTCGCTCTGTATATTAAGATTATTAGAAATCTCGGCAGAATAAGCCTTACCCGTCTTCAGGGCCAAATCTACATATTTATATTTCACAGATTTGGATTCGAGGGAAGGTGTTCTACCTATTGGACCTCTACCACTGAAATTTAATACTTGAATAGTAGCGCTTCTTTCTTTCGTAAGCTCCTTGAAATCATTTGCAAAAATCACTAATTTTGCGCTAATAGACTTTTTGAGAGCATAAAAATCTTGCCCCTCAAATGCAAAATTAAATTTTTGGATACCCGCACCATAACCACGTTGTTTGCTATTTTTAAGCAACGATGTGGCGCCTCCTTCGAGGGCTCCCAAATATGATGCGAACTTAATTTCATGTTCATATTCTTTCCCATCTTCTTCTATAATTTTATAAAGACGGATACTGGGCTGTAAATTTGAAAGATCATCCACACTCATTTCGAAAAATTGCTTATAACCGCTATATTGGGTCATCTTGTTCATAAAATTATAAGGGGAGCCGTCCACAATTAGGGACGCGTTGTTGGTACCATTTGCTTCTGGGATCCTTTTAGGATCTTTAATGACAGGGCCGACTCGGCGGGGCGCGGGGGATTTGCCGCGTAGGCCGGCTTTATCTAATTCCCTTTTGTGGTCCACAAATTCAAAGAGATTAGCCATAAGAAAACACTGTTCAGAAAATGCGGTGGTTGTGGTGTCGCCAAAAGCCGCCTCTACCTTTTCGTCGCGGGCTTTGTTGGCCGCTTCTAATTGTTCAATGCGATCTTGGAGGTTCTTAACCCTCTGGAGGCATTCTTTGGCCCCTCGCGCGCGGGGGGATTTCGGGCAGGACGCGTTCAGGATATCCAATTGTTGTTTAAGACTGTCAAGATTATCCGTGTCGCGGCGATCTCGGGCGCCCATATCTTTCCGCTTGACCGCTTCTATGAAATTATTTTTGGCGGCCTCACCGATCGCGTCGTTCAGCGCTTTTTGATCCTCGAAGCCATCGAAATCGCTCAGGTCTGTTTTATCGGGGGCGACGAGATCATATTTAAATTTTTCGCGGATATCGTCATCGTCCCAAAACGCGTCAAAATTATCCCACTTTTCAACCAAAAATTGTTGGTCACGGTCGTCCGACTTCTTCGCGGCGTCGAAATTTGATTTAACGCCGGTGGCGTAGGTCTTGCGGAGTCCCTCAGGATCTGCGCGTTGAGCTTGCCAAGCGACGAGCTGGGCTTGACGTTCTTCGCTGACTTCTTCTGCCATCTTATGCTCCCAATACCGCAAGCACTTCTTCGATATTTAGCGGAATTCTGATTGCTGTGCCGGTAGAAATGTTAGCCTCGGTGGGAGTAGAATTATACCATGCAATTATCCACCAATATTGAGGGTCTCCATAATATTGATTAGATAATTTATAAAAACGATCCCCATACTTCCATATATGTGTGGTTTTGGCAAGCTGGCTTCTTTCCTCAATTGTCGGATTTTTTAATACAGGAGTAGCGTATTGTTTGATGGCGTTTACGCCTCTTTTTCTAACCAAAGAGCGATAGTATTCGTTATCATTAATGAGTATTTGTGTTTTACCGTATCTTGACATTTGTTATTGTTTTCCTATGGTTTCCTAGTTAGGCCCCAGGCTTGGCCCATGCGCTGCAAAAATGAATTTTTGTCTGCGATGCTTTCCTCGGTGAACGCGGGGACGCCGGTCATGGACGCGGCCTTTGCGGGGGAGAGTCCGGCCTTGAAGTCATTGAAGGAGAGTTCGGATTCTGCAAGAGTCTCCGCATTGATCGCCGCGATCTCTGCTGCTTCGTCGAAGGTGAGTCGTGGCACGTCGGTAGCTGTCGCTCCATACGGGAAAAGTGGGGATAGGGACTCTTTGTTTTCATTCCAGCCAATTTTATGTTCGTGGATAACTGTAAATGATAGACTAACATCAATCAATTTGGGGAGTATTGTATTTGTACCCGCCTCTATCACACCATCGATGCTCTCTAAGTTGTGATTAACAGTCAAATTGCTTATAACACCTAAAATACCCGCATTCGCATCGGCTGTGCCGTTTGCGTAGCTATCGTATAAGACTTTCTGGGTTCTCGTTGGATCATCATTACTAAAATTTGCTCCATTTTGCAGGAGATTCATTACCTTCAACCTAATCAAAGGTGATTGAGTGAGTGTGTTGGCTTGGCTCCCATTTTCATAAGTTGGATACAAGAATTGGATCAACTTCTGAATCTTAGTGAGATTTTCATAAGCTTGGCCCGCATACGATGATGGGATCTTAAAATTTAAACTGATGACTCTTGTGTTTTGACGGAATGTCTGGATCGGGTCGAGGCGGCCAAAAACACTCTCGGGAGTCCAATCAGATGTGTAAGTCTCGTTGAATGCAGAAATGAAAGCTTGAAAATATACCGATTCTTCGGACGGTACATGCTGAAAAGACAAAACCATCTGGTGGTGATTAGCATATGCTTCGTCACTGGAATAATATGTGCCCTCATAAGGACTATAATCCTTGCTATTGAAATTTGCTTTTACGTCGTTGTTGTCATCAGTTGCCATTTAAAATCTTCTCCTTTATATCACCCGGTCACCCGAGTATATGCGCTGTTTCGTGCGCTAGCGTCTTGTTCGTCGCCGCGTTTATTGAGCAGGCTCCCCACCTTATCTCCATCCATATAGATAGCCATCTCCCCGTTGCTGCCGGCGGTGCTATGGTAATTATTCGTCACGTTGGAAGTACTGGGTGTGCTGCGTAAATATGCTTTATTATCGTTAACAACTGGGGCAGCCGATTTTACTGATGTCTTAAGTCTCGATGTTTCTTTGGAAGCAGATTGAGCCTGAACAGAGATATTCTGGATATTATTTCCTAACATTGTAGTTGATTCGAGAAAAGTGGGGGAGTTTCTATCGACAGCGATGGCCTTGTTGGCTGATTTAGTTGATGAGCTAAAATAACTCATCGCCAAAGTGAGCAGCTCAAAGGCGCCGATCAGCCAGCCAATCGGCCCTATCGCGGTGCGCCAGAGGAGTTTGAAGGCCAGTCTTAAACCTTTTACTCCCAAAGATAATAGCACCAAGCCGGCGAGCCCTTGTTGGGCCCAGTCAGCGTCTGTCGATATCTCAGAAATCCATGTAAGGTGGTTGGCGAATTCTGTTAGTATACCTATTAGTGGTGTGATAATAGGTGTGAGACTAACTATAAAAGTCCTCCAGGCTTCGCCCATTGATTGAGTTGCTGCTGCCTCCTCCCGTAACTTAGCATATTCCTCAGATGTTCTTTTAGTCGCCCCTTCTAACTGTGACATATCGCCGGACATAAGGGCGGCGAGGTCGCCAACGTCGCCTAATCCAAGTGATTCTGTATAGAACTTCCTTTGATAATAACTCATATCATTAAAGCTTTGGCCGGTCTGGGCGATAGCATCGCGAATCATCATAAATCGTTTACTAGGATCAGTTTCCATCATTAAGCTCATCGCATTCACAAAGTTTCCACCTAATGCGGCGTTTAACTTACCTGCTTGTTCAGCCGCTCCTTCAAAAGTATCAAATTTATCAGTGATAGCTAGCATTTTGGACATCTCTAAACCTGTGATTTTGGATATTCTCGCGAGATCTCCAAAAGCTTTATAACCTGCGGCGCCGAGTTTTGCTAGCTTTGGGATCATTTCACTGTATTGCGATGTAAGTTGCGAAACGGGAACCCCAAGGCGCTGGGCCATGGCAGCTACGCCGACCATTGAGTCTGCGGCTTCCTCATGAGATTGTCCGAGGATTTTTGTTGATGCCTGCATACTCTTGGCATATACATCTGCCGACACTCCGAGACGAGATAAAACAGAAGACTGTTCTACTAATGATTGACGAGTTTCGTCGGTGGCCATTGAAAAATCGGTATAGTTGCTGTATAGTGCAGCCATCGATGCCGAGGCCATTTCTATACTAACACCGAACTGACGAACGTGTTTATAAGACTCTGTTAAATCTTTGGAGAACTCTCTCGTTGCGCCTGTTGTTTTTCTGAATGCGGCTTCGGCGTTATAGAGGTCGATAGCCATCTTCGTGATGGTGCTGGCGGCGAGCACCGCGGTTTTGGACACTGAATCTAAAGACATCATCCACTGTAGGGTGACAGATTTAACAGCGGACATTATATTACCTGTACGAGAATATGCCTCCTTGAGTTCTTCCGTCGCCGCCGCTACATCAAATATTTTTTTATCTAATTCTTCGTGGACTTTTGTTAATTCTTTTAGTCCTTCAATCTCATCTTCTATCTGGTCTAATTTCTCTTCGGCTTGGGCTTTTGTCAGTTGGCCTAGTTTTAGCAATTGCTCGGTCTGGCGCGCGGTAATTTTTAACTCTTTTGTTCTATCGTGCGCTGCCCGAGCTGCTTCGACAGTATTTTTAGTTAATTCTTTAATGTTTTTAATAGCTTCTTGTGTCACGCGATTATGTTCGGTTGCGGAGTTAACTGCCTCGTTTTGGACGGCTATAAGTTTTTTTAGATCGTTGATTTCCTCGTCGCGGCCTGGGTAAATGAGCGTCGACGACTCGCGTTCTTTGAGTTTGTCTTCAAGCTCAAGAAGTTCCTTTTTAAGATTGATTAGTTCTTGTGTTTCTTCTATTTCTTCGGAGTTATCGGCCACTACATCTTCCCTCACTTATGATTAAATAGTCTAAACAAAAAAAGACAGAGTTATGAAACTCTGTCTCTAAAGTACTTTTGGTCTAGATGGTTGGTTGTGTGGTGTTAGTACCTGCGAACCGGCGCCGCCGCCGCTTTGAGCCTGATCAAACGCCTGTTTCTCTTCTTCCAATTGCCGTGACAATCTTTCGACAAACCAGTTTCTCAACCCAACAGGAAGACTGTATGCTTCCGAAAACGACCAACTACCAGCATATTTTAAGAAGAAGAACTGCTCGTAGATCTGTTCCATATATTCATCACTCAGGCCAAAAAAACTCCGTCGTAAACGGAACCTCCATTTTTTGTTCAAAATCACACTCTAAACATTCAAAATGCTGTGCAAGATCGATATTTGGGGTAACTATTTTGAGTACCATTCGAAGATGGCGAGAATCAAACGATGGCATATTATCAACAAAGTATTCGATTGTTGCCGGAGAAGTATCTCCTTCAACGGCCGTCAACAGACTCTTAAGTTGATCTGTAACTGTATTATTTTGCGACTTTTTCTTATTTGTAGTAAGAGTCTCTATTACTCTCTTCTCATCATGGCCATTAAACAGCCTGAATGTCACCGTCACTCTTGATTTGGGGAGTTTAACGTCAAAAGTGTGGTCACCATTAGAAACTGTTTTGAGGTTTTTTGCGGATTCTATGTCGCCAAATGTCACTTCTGCTTCATTTAGATCAAATACATACTTCTGTTCTTTTTCACAAGATGGACAAGAAACTTTAAGTGTATAATCGTTGCCATAGCCAGTTACTCTAGCGGCGATTACAATAGCATTTCGATCACCGATCAACAATGTATCAGTATTAATACTTTTATCAACAACTAGATTCTGGATAAACCTATCTAATGCTATTCCTTTCTTAATAAGGGTCTTTGACGTTAATAAATCTTCGTCCTTCGCCGTCATTTGACGAATTTCTATACTTGTTTCACCACAAAGAGGGTGATCATCAGGGTAATATTTCCCTTCCGATGGAAGTTCTACAAACTCTGTGGGAGTGACAAATGAAAAGCCTCCCATATTTGTGTCCTGCATGACAGCAGGTGCAGGAGCGTCTGCTGTTGAAGCAGGACCTCCTAATCTATCTCTATTTCTCGACATTTACACCTCTATAAAATTAGTTGTCGGATTATTAAACTTTGAAGAACTCGCTTCCCTGGTTAGTACCTTCGCCGGCTGCGGAAGATGGTGTGCTAGTATCACATGTAGCCCAATCATATTTAAGGGTGAGTGAAAGCTCGACAAGCTCGTTATCAGAATATGACAAACCATCTCCAAACTTAACATCGGTAACGAAAGCATTGATAAGAGTCCATTTATCCATTTCGTTACCATCTGAATCAATTTGAGTAATAATAACAGAACCCAGGGCGCTAGCGGCCTTGGCTTTGGAAATAGTTGTACGTGAATTGGTATCACTTGGAGTAACATACCCAGAAGCTTGGAGAATATCAGCAAAAGTGGCCGTCATGTCGGGCTCACCTGGATCAACAAGGGTGATACTCACGTCTTGCCACACAACTGACCCTGGATAGTGAAAGGTGTGGTTTAAGTACTTGTGTTCTGCTGATTGGATTTGAAAAGATGGCTTATTAACTGTCTTTGCGTACCACAGAAAGGAGCCCCCTTGTGATGCGTTGATACCGGTGAATGTTACGGTAAATCTAAACTTTCTTTTTGGATCTTTTAATTCAGCACTTTCTCCGAAATTTGTTGACCAGAATGGCATTGTTGAATAACTCCTTAATCTATTTTAATTAGTGTGCGAGAAGAAAAACCCCCCGCACTTTTATTTAGTCGTCAAATGACGCGCCGGTTGACATAATCACGAAGTCAATCGCGATGTACTCGATTGCCCGAGCGGGTTTGATCATGATCTTGGCATATAGAATGTTTTGATCAATGAGATCAGGTGTGGTGGTTGAGTCATCAAGGATCAACTTATAATCACTAATACCGAATTGTGTTTTAGTGTTTGCAAGGAGAGGATCAATAAGAGCTATAAATCTATTCCAAGTATCTTGAACATTTTGTTCAAATAGAATCTGTGTCGAAAGGACTGAAATCTGCTTTTTAAGATAGATGACAAGACGACGGACGTTGATTCTATCGAGGGCCGAACGGCGCTCTTGAAGAGTTTTCTGCCCAAAGACCACGATACCAGAGGATGGGAACGAAGCAATTGGGTTAATGCTGGCTTCATAGAGAGTGTCGCGATCCTTTGAAATAAGGCGCTCTGTGACATTTGTTACAGGGATACCTGCGGCGCCTTCACTTAGGCCGCCGCGGTTAAATCCTGCTGGCGCGAACCATACATCAGATTTTGCTTGGGAGCTTGCGAGAACACCCAACATGGCCACAGAGGGTGGGATCCATAGCAACTGGCCACTATTCTCATCTCGGGTTTGGACCCAAGGATAGAATGTACAGCCGTAGCTGGAATCAATTCTTCTATCGCGCAGGGCATTCGCTGCAGTTGTTGGGGTTGTGCCAATTCTGTCTGCTTTACTTGAATTATATTGCTCATGCGCTGGAATGTAGACACTAGCTAAGTCAATAATTGAGAGGGCATCTCCACGCTCCTCACAAACATTAATCATGTGAGTGGTAAGCGAGTCATTGGTCAAGCCGGGTGTTGTCAACAGGTTCATGTTAATGAACTCGGGATCAGCTACCGTATCTATTGCTCTACGATATGTGTTGTATATGTAAGAGTTATCTTCGGTAGAAGATGCTGCCATACCATTGTT